AACACGGAAAAGGACACGGGAGAGGTTAAGCTCTGAACGGCAACCCGCCGACCACTGGTCCGAGCTCGGCTGTAGGAAATAACTTCTTACAATTTTTTGACTACGCTTTAGGGGTCGATGGTCAGACGTGCGCCATTACGTTCTCAAACGGCATCGAGCTCTCGATTCAATGCTTGTGGATCTACGATCATTCCGATTACATCCACACCCACACGCACGAGCTTAACTCGATCGGGTTTCAGAACCAGCAACGGGTGATGTTCAAGGCCGGCGACGTGCCGGCGGAAGCCACCGATTTTATTCGGGCTAAAGATTACATCATCTTTAACGGGGTAAAGTTCTCCATTAACCAGGCACGGTTGAAGTCGGGGCTATGGACGTTAACGTTGTGGGTCTTTGGCGTGACGCCGCGCGGCATATGATTTCGATTCAGATCAATCCCGAGCAACTTAACCACGTGATTTCAGCTTTGAGCGGGATCGTCGGTGGGGCGCCGTTTGCCGTTAACGAAGCAATCCGGTACACGCTGCGCCGGGTTCGGACCAAAGCGGGACAAGCGGCCACGGAGCGCTACAATATTTCTTCGCGGTGGGTTACCGGCCAGGCAATGGCGCCGATCGTCGGCGGAATGAGCGGTAAAATGATTATTGCTGGTGCCCGAGCACCTTTGCAATTGTTTCCGCATTCCGATATCCGGCCCGGGGGCGTCGAAGTACAGGAACTTAAAGGGCACGCTATGACGCTGCGACACGCTTTTGTCAGGTCCGGGGTCATGACCCGCGGCGGGATCGGCGCGCCGCGTTACCCAATCCATCCAATGGTTGGCGTGTCCGCTCCGGAAATGGTTGGTGAATCTACTCAGGTTTGGCCTGGGGTGGAGCAATTCATGGAACAGGTTATGATGCAACGCCTTGAGCACAACATCGGAGCGATCTTGAGCGGAGCGATTGCGCTTTAGTGTCAAATGTTTTTCTTCACGGCAACCGATTTAGAACTGGCGCTGGTCAAAGCCGTCAATAGCTGGATCAATGATCCGCCTATCCTGATGCGGACCCCGTACGATCCCACTAATACGGCCGGGGTTCTTCCGAGCGTTTATCAAGGACGCGTGCCCTCAGCTCTAGCGCCTGCTAGTCCGGCCATTAACAGTGATTTCCCCTATAAAGCGCCCAGTATTACGATTTCCGCCGGCCGCAAAGATTATCGACGGGTTGGTGGTATCGCGATCGTCAATATGCTGGTTATCACTTGGGACGACGACTTGGGGCGGAACGGTTACGCCGATGTGGAAAATATCTGTCAGCGGATCGTCTACGGGATTTACGAGGCCGGGATCATAGCCGGCGCGTTTCCGTTACTGGACGACATCGTGCATTCGGAGACCATCAACGATCCGTCAATTGATTACTTTGGCTATTTTCTGGGCCGGGTCGAAGCTAAGTTTGGTATCTACACGCCGCAACCGATGGAGGATCAGTACCCGCTCGCTTCGCAGGACGTCAAGGTCTCTACCGTGGCAAAGTAAGACGTCGAGCAAGCGTAGTTAGTGGCTGAAGTGAACGAAGCAACCGAAGTTACTTTCCCGGTCATGTATACCGGGCCTAACCTGCGCAAGGTCGGGCTGTCTACTCATACCCGATTCACTGACGGGTTCCCAGAGCACGTCAAGATTGCGCTCCAACGTAACCCGAGTCTGCGCAGATATTTTGTCGACTGGGACCAATTCTGGCGCTCGCCGACGCCACCCGGAGCGTCGCCTAAGCCGGTCCCCTCCTCGTTACCGCCGGCCAACAAGAAACAGGCTGCCTTGGCTCGCCGTGAAGTCGCTCGGCGCTCCCCGACCATCTCCAGTACTTTCACAACCCAAGTATAAATTATGGCCAAGCGCGGTATTCAGGTCAGCGACGTTCCTTCCAGTCTGTCGGTCATCTCCCCGGTACCCAGCGCCCATATCGTGGCAATCGGTGCCGCTCCGCTGGATACGGTGCCAGGGATTCCATGGAGCGCATCGGGTTTTGCAAACATGGTCAACGTGGCCGTATTAACCGAAATTCCCTCGGATTTTACGACGCAACTCGGTTTCTCGACCACATTCGGGCCTGGCGTACCCGGGGCTTATAGTCTTTCGGAGGTTTATGACGCGGCTTATGTCGAAGCCAGGGTCAGCCCCGTGACCTGTATCAACGTGTACAACCCTTATACGATGTCGGTTCCCAATTCGCTCACCAGTCAGGTTTGGAATTCGCGGAACCAGATTGCCGTTCCTCACCGGGTGATTTATTCATCGCTTGTCGTGACCGGTACGACGGGGACAACTTACGTTATCAACACCGATTACACCTTCGCCTACGACGACGATACGACCGCCACCGGGACCATCACGGGCCTGGCCGGTTCCCCGATTCTGTCCGAATCGAGTCTAACGATCAATTTCTCCAGCCCGAACCTGACGGCGGTTACTAAAGACATGATCATCGGTGGGGTTGATACTCAGGGCAACAAAAGCGGCATGGCCGTGATAGAGGACGTTTTTACCGTCACCGATTATCCGCCCGCCATTCTGATTACGCCGGGATTCGGCCATGATCCGGAGGTGATTGCGGCCGCCAATGCCGCGGTGCAAAATATTAATAACGGCCGGTTCCGAGCCATCTTTTGCGGTGACGTGGACGCACTTGCAGTTAAGAACTATTCAGGAATCTTCAGTTGGTTGCAGCAGAACAACGCCGTGTCGAGTTTCGAACGGATGGGTTGGCCGGCGGGTGCGCTGGGTTCCAAGCGTTATCACGCTTCGACCCTCGATGCGGTCATGTTCGGCGTGACCGATAACCAGTTCTCGGGAATTCCGTACGTCAGTAATTCCAACAAAAACGTGTTCATCACTGAAACGATTCTGTGGGATGGCACGCCCATTACGATTAATCCGACCCAGGCTGATTCAATCGAAGAATGGGGGGCGTTTACATTTATCAATTATCCGCCGGAGGGCTGGGTGACGCTTGGCGATTACACGGCTGATATCGCCAGCGGTGACCCCGTTAATTTCTGGGCATGTTTTCGCCGAATGTGGATCTGGCTGGGGAACACGTTCAGTAAAAATTACGGGGTCTGGATTGATCAACCGGGCAATTTGCGTTCCCTCTCGACTATCGTTAACAGCGGTAACGCGTTTCTCAATACCATTGTACAAGCCGGCGCTGCGTGGACAGCTCGCATGAGCTTTAATCCGGACGAAAACCCAATAGCAAATATCGTAGCCGGGATCTACACTTTCCACATTCTCTGGAGCCCGCCTACCCCGATTCGGACGATGGATATTCTGATCGAGTACGACGTGCAGGGACAAGCCGCCCAGATAAAGAATATCACCCTGATCTCTTCCTAAGCGTATGCAATACCCGAGCGTCAACAAAAACAGCAAAGTTTACAATGTCGACGATGCTCAGTTTGTCGGTTTGGCGACGATTGTCTTGCCGAAAGTTACCTTTGAAAAGAACGACATCAAAGGAATGGGCATTGCCGGATCATTGAATCTCCCGGTTGCCGGCAACGTGCAGCCGATGACGACCACTCTCACTTTTCATACAAACACGCTACAATCGTTGACCCTTTTTACCGGTGCAACTGCCCGGATCCGATGTATCTCCGCGTTGCAGGTTTACGATACCAGCACCGGGCTTTTCGATGAGTTGGCCGAGGAAGTGATCATGAACGTCGCCTCCGACGTTGGAGATCTTGGGCGCCGAGAAATGTCGACAAAGGCGGAAGTAAGTTACGAGTATTCGGTGGTCAGTTTTTCCTTGAGCTTCAACGACAAAGTCTATTGGCACGTCGATCCCTTGAACAATATCTGCGTAATCAACGGGGTCGATTTAAATGCCAAAACCCGAGCGATAATCGGTTAAGTTTCGCGGTGGATTTCACCCAGCGCTTCGGCAAAGGCAATAGCTTCTGGCAATGGAAGGCTGGTCCAGTAGGCCATGTCCCCACGGTCATGAGAAAGGACCAGGTAAAGTTTTCGCAACGACTTTAACGGATCGTAGTCTGGCGTATCACTTGGCCTCTCGGGGACTAGTCCCCGCTGTACAAAAAAAGTTGCACCCGGTTCAGCGCTCGCTGGACATCTTTAAAGGAAAGTTTCTTTAAATCCTCGGGAATGATTTTGTTTAGTTCAGCCAGCACGAGTTGCAAATAAGTGTCCTCGGCGAGTTTATTCAAACTGGTTGAATAGATATAATGATGATTCGTGCGGAACGCCGCGGCCAATTTGAAATAAACCTCGCCGCTCAGCTCGCTCGGGTCGACCAATAGCTTGTCAAGCACCCGGCCGCCGGCGGCGAGTGGTTTAGAAAGTTTAAAGTAGCGACGGTCCTCCTCTTCCTTTTGGATTTCCTCGGGCGTTTTGCGGCTGACGTCGGGCAACCCGATGATCAAGCGCTCGCTTTCGCCGTTCGCATCGACCGATTGGACCGTGTCAGGTAATGATTCCATACCCGCTAACTACGTAGTTAGTTTCCGACATGCCTGATTCCCAAAAACAGATGGAACTCGACATCGAGATTCTGGGAAAACTCGATCCCTCGGTGATGGCCACGGTTAATCAGGTTAAGACTGCGCTCGCCTCGATGGGTGCCGATGCCCGGACCCGGAACGAGGTCATGAAGCGGGCTTATTCGCAGATGTTCGACGGTGTCAATCGTGGCGCTAAAAACATGGAGACAGTCCACAAAAGCGTTTTTAGCAACATCTCCAATATGGCTGTCCGGACAGCCTCCAAGATGCATGAGTCTTTCATCGACACCTTCAAGGAGATTGGTGGAGAAGTGGGCAAAGGTCTCGGTTTCGGGGCCGGTTTCGCTATTCCAAGCCTGGTCGGTGCCGGGATCGAGCGGGCCAAAGAGTTCGGTGGCGAGGCAATCGATATCCGCGGCGAGCGTGAAGCACTCCAAACTCAATTAGAGAATATCCTCAAATCGCGGGGTCAAATGCTGATGACACCGCAAATTGATACCATGCTCCGGAATATTGAGGGCAGAGAAGTACCGGAGAAATACGCGGACCTGCTCAAAGCGACAACGTTGCTTTTTTCCAGTGCGCCAGAGAAATTTGCGACCGTCGATCAACTACATAAAACCTTGACGCAGTTGGCCGATATATCGCGTACCCCAGAAGCTTTCAGCCTGGCAACTCAAGCCTTTACCCGGATGCTCGCCGAGGGAAAGGTCGACGCCGCACACTTGCGGGAATTGGCCGTTGATACCGGGTACAATTTCAAAGGGGCAATGGCTGATGCGCTAAAGGTCTCGCCAGAAGAATTAAGCGACATGATCAAGAAGAAAACGCTCACGGGCGAGCAAAGCTTGGACGCGCTCTTTGGGGCATTCGATAAGCTGACCGGCCCGGGTGGTCCGGCTTATCAGCACGCTGAAGCGCAGTTGGCTGGCTTGAAAGGATTACAGGCCAGATGGCAGGGCCATATGGAAGATTTGCAGGAATCTTTCGGTAAGCAGATGGAAAATCTGATGCAACCGGTCATGGAAGAAATCTTCAAGCACTTGACCCCAGCTGAACTCACCCACGCTTTCGATCAATGGACGCCGCTAATGAAAGGCTTGGGCGACTCGATAGCGTACTTGATGGAATCGATCGCAAAAGGCCCGTCATCGGCACAGATCAAAGGGATTGCCGACGCTATCAGCGCTCTTTTCGGTCAGATGATTGGAGCCAAGGGCGACATGTTTACGAAAGTCCTTGGTGGCCCGGGCGGTATGGAAGAAATGACCGTGATGGCTACGCCGTGGAGAAACGCCATAGACAACGTGGCGGCAGGGATAGAGAAAACTTTGGCCTCGATTCGGAGCACTATTCAGTTTGTCGCTGACCACTGGAGAACTATTCAAGATGGAATGATGTTGGCCAGCACGGCTTGGGCTGGGACGAAAGCTTATGATTTCGCTAAAGGTCTTCGGGATATGTTGCGCGAAGTCGGGATTATGAGTGTTCAGGCCGGCGTTGTGAATGTCTCAGGTCCGGCGGGAGCTGGGGTTGCTGGCGCGGTTAAAGAAGCGGAGAAAGTCGGCGCCGGCGCTATCCTGCCGGCTGTAGCGACTAGCGGAGCTGCGACCGTAGCAGGCGTAGCGGCAGGGTTCAGCGCGATGACCCTTGGAGGCGCCATCGGTGCGGCAATTGCTGATCGCTGGCACATTGTTCCTTTCGATCCCGAGCGGGATCTGTGGAGCAAAATATGGCAACAACAGAAGGAAGCGCCAGTAATGAAAGCGCCCGGGCTAGGGGTACCGGGTGGGGGTCCATCGGCCGAACAGCAACGGGCGTATCAAGAAGCGGCCTGGTGGAAGCAACCAGCGCCCGCGGCCGCGGCACCTGCCATGCCTGATTTGAGCGGGAAAACCAGCGCCATTTCGACCTCTATCACTTCCATCGCCAGTGCGTTATCCAGCGCACCCACTAAAGCCTCCGAAGCTTCGGGCCACCTGGATGAGGTCGCTTCAACCTTTGCCGGGTTACCGGGGAAGGCTTCATCAATTTCAGGGTCGCTCAACTCGCTGGTCGCGGCGATCAACTCCGCGGTCAGTAGCGCTACGGCGTCTATCCATTCAGCGGCAGCTTCGGCAGCTGCATCGTTGGCGGTTTAAAATGGCTACCCAACTCCAATACACGACAAGCTCGGGTGACGCTTTCGATTCGATCAGTTGGAATTTGTTTCGGACTGAGAAATATATGAGTGCGCTGATCCTAGCCAACCCGACCTATGCCGATGTCGTTAACTTCGATGCTGGGGTTACGCTGACGGTTCCGGTTGTGCCGTTCCAGCCGAATGTGAGCGCTGTTCCATGGGGAACATTGATCCAGAATTATTGATATGCTCAAAGTCATGCCCGCTATCTCGATCGGTGGCCAGGCGTTGCCGACCGAGGCGATGAATTGCCTAACCGAGGTGGTTTACAAGGAGGGCCTTAAATTCACCGCTGATACTGTCAGTTTGCACGTTGCCGATCCCGGCGGAACCTTCCGGCAGACGTTTCGTTTGAAAGCGACAATCCCAGTTACCTTGTCGATCGCAGCCGGAGCGTACACCAAACAGTGCGGCACGTTTTATGTTCACACGTTGACCTTTGCCGGGAACCGTTCGGGCGGTTGCACGATCGATATCGAGTGTACTTCGACCCCGATCAAGCCTGAGAACTCGGCCCGGACGGAGCGTAAATCCAGGGGAATCGAAAAAACCACGCTCAAGGATTTCGCCACCAAAGTGGCTCAGGATAACGGGTTAAGTCTTAACTGGCAGGTGAAAGCCAACCCGAAGATCGGTCGCAGCGATCAGCACGATCAATCCGACCTGGTCCACCTTGAAACGCACTGTGCTGATAACGATCTCTCTATGAAGATCAAAGACGGATCACTGATCATCCTCGACCATGACGCATTGGAAAAGCAGGCGCCTACCGGTACAATAATTGCCCCTACGATAGGCAATCCAGGCGGCATAAACGGCGTAGGCGGGTTGTTAAGCTTCCATATGCAGGAATCTACCGAGGACACCTACAAAGCTTGCGAGGTAGCCTATTACGACCCGCGAACCGGCAAGCTCTGTAAACGCACGGTGACCGATCCAGATTGCAGCGATCTCGGTATCACGCATCGCTGGAAACATTTTCTGCACGAGGACGAATCGACTTCGCTCAATGATCCGGACACCGCTAAAGACGTTGCCGATAATCCGCCGGACCCGACGAAGTATACGCTTGGCTATACTCCTTTTCCGGTTCCGCCTTGGCCTGGAGTTGTCACATGAACCAAAGGCTAAATTCATGAGCATCGCATTTTTAATCCATTTGCTGGTCGTCATCGTCGTCTTGGGTTTGATTTTTTGGCTGGTGTGGTGGGCGCTTTCCTATTTGCCGCTGCCGCAGCCCTTCGCGCAGGTCGCGCGGTTCATCGTCGTTTTAATTTTCGTCTTGATCCTGATTTATCTGCTTCTGCCGTTCTTGAACCTGCCAGTGCGATGAATCCTAATCCTATCGCTAACGTTCCGACCTGGTTAACCAGCCAATATCAGGGCGTGCTCAAAAACGCTCTCCCTAAAGGCGTGCAGCTTACGCTCTTCGGGCGTACGCCAGCGGCAGCCACGGTGGCTACGCAAGAAAACAACTCCAACAAAACCGAGCGCGCCGATAAAGTGGCTAAAAGCCGGCTTAAAAAAAAGAACCGTAAACGGCATCAGAAATCGATCGTGCTTCCGTTAAACCTGGGCCTGGAGAGCGCAACGGTCTATACGACTCGAGGATTCAGCCCAGATCTGGACGGTAACTGGCTCGTTACCCAGGTAACACACACATTGAAAAAATCTGGCTCGACGACCAGCGTGGAACTGGAGCGGTGCAAGAGCTCTTTTTAGAATGATTCTACCCGATTATTCCAGCGCTGATTTTAACCAGACATCGCTTAACCTGCTCCGGGCCGGAACGGTAACCGATGCCCGGTACGGTTCCAACGGCCCGGAGGTCAGGGTCACGTATCCTGATCGTGGCGTAACCAGTGATTGGTTCCCGGTCTCGCAGCCGGCCAGTGGCGGTCTGTCGTTCCACGTTGTTCCCCGGATCGGCACCAATGTGATTGTCGGGCATTTAGGAACCGGGATCGAGCGCGGCGTAGTGCTAGGCAGCAGCCCGACACAGAACGGAGGAGCGGTAATCCCCGACCATATCAATACCGTTGCCGCTTTATTCGATGACGGTACCCAGATCAGCCATAACCCGACGACTGGAGCCTTCCAGATGATCGGCCCGAAAACTGCGCTATTCGCAGTCGGTGGCGATATCGCGATGATGTCGGACAGTGTCTGGACGATTAATTGCTCGGGAAAATGCAATGTAACATCGGGCGGCGACTGCAACATAAACGCTGGTGGTAACGCGTTCGTTTCAGCGGCTAACGTGACAGTTCAAGGCGGGACAATAACGCTGCAAGGGAACACGCATATTACTGGCACCTTAACGGTTGATGATGTGGTGAGATTTAACAAGACGGGTTCGATCGCAACTCATCTCACAAATAATGACGGGGCCGGTGGAGGTAGCTGATGTACGGT